GCAGCACCAATTCAACCTGGTGAATTTAAAGACGTAGATGCCCCAGGAGGCAGTCTTCGTGATGCTTTCTATCCTCTGCCTTATAAAGAACCATCACAAACTTTATTAGCGTTGATGGGTATTGTTGTACAAGCTGGTCAAAGGTTTGCTGCAATATCTGAACTACAGACAGGAGAAGGAACACAGAATGCTGCTGTAGGAACTACGATCGCTCTTCTTGAAAGAGGATCTAAAGTTATGTCAGCGATACACAAAAGATTGTATGGTTCTATGAAAAGAGAATTTAAATTATTATCTAAAATTATATCAACATATCTACCACCTGAATATCCATACGACGTGGTTGGTGGAGCAAGAATTATTAAACAAGCAGACTTTGATGACAGAATAGATGTTTTACCTGTGGCTGATCCTAATATTTTTTCTATGTCACAAAGAATTACATTAGCACAAACAGAATTACAGTTAGCTACATCTAACCCACAGATACATAACATGTATGCAGCATACAGAAACATGTACGAAGCTATTGGTGTTAAGAATATTGATCAAGTTTTACCACCACCAATGCCAGTTCAA